GCAGAACCTAAACAAGGATTTAAAAATCATGTTGTTTCGTTTGACGCTAATTCACTATATCCAAATGTAATGATATCTCTTAACACTTCACCTGAAACAAAAGTAGGTAAAGTGGAAACAACTGATAATAAAATTATTATTCGACATGTCACTGGTAAAGTGTTTGAACTCGATAGACCGGCTTTTGCGAAGTTCCTTAAAGATGAGGAATGCGCCTTATCAAAAGCCGGGATTTTATTTACGCAAAAGAAAAAAGGTATTATACCGGAGTTCTTAGAGTACTACTACAATCAACGCGTAAAAATTAAGAAAGATCTCTTTAAAGCTAAAACCAAGCTTAAAAAGCTTAAAAAAGATACTCCGGAGTATACAGATGCTAAGTACGAGGTCGAACGACTTAATACATCTCAGATGGTTATCAAGATTCTTATTAACTCGTGTTATGGTTATATGGGTAATAAAAACGCTCCTATTGGAGATGATGATATCGCATCATCGGTGACATTAACAGGTCAAGCAGTAATTAAGTTTTCGAATGAGCTTATTAAAGAGTTTATTAAAAAGGAAATACCCACAATTACCGACCATGAATTAGAACAATGCATTGTATACAATGATACCGATTCATCATATGTTTCTATTACACCGCTTGTAGATAAAGGTCTAAAGTTTTTAGATGGTGATGATATACATCAAGATACACATGACAAAATTCAAGAGATTGAAAATTATCTAAATACCGGTGTTGAGAGCTGGGCTAAAAAATCTCTACTGTCAAAGGATAGCCGGTTTGTGTTTAAGCGAGAGTGTATTGCAGATGTAGGTGTATTTTTACAAAAGAAAAGATATGTAATGCATATTCTCGATGATGAAGGTATTAAGGAAAATAAATTTAAATATACAGGTGTTGAGGTGGTACGTACAACAATGCCTAATGCTATTAAGCCATATGCAAAAAAGATTATTGAAACAATGTTAAGTACACAGTCTTTAACTAAGACAAATAAAGTGCTTAATAAAACATATGATATTTTTAAGGAACTAAGTCCAGAAGAACTTGCGTTTGTTATGGGTGTTAAAGGATATGAAAAATATGCGGTTGCTTGTAATGAATTTAATACAGTTAAAAGTATGCCTATTCATGTTAAGTCTGCATATTTTTATAACTTACTTTTAGATAAACTTAATACTGGCAACAAGTACGAATCATTAGGTTCTGGTGATAAGGTTCGTTATATGTACGTGGAGACACCAAATAAGTATGGGCTAAATAGTATTGGATTTAAATATAATTACCCTTCCGAGTTTAAAGATACTTTTAAAATTGATTATGACAAAATGTTTGAAAAGATTTTATTTCAAGGCATTCAGAGATTTTATGATTGTGTGGGTTGGAATATTCGTAAGCCGGCTGAGAATGTTACAGTAGAACTTTTTGACTTGTTTAGTAAATAAGATTACTATGGCAGTACAACCCGGCGGATATTTAGATAGACCAGAAGACGATAATACTCATAACGCACACCCGGCGTGGAAGAGAGGAAAGATCGCTGGTATTTTAGAAACTTTAGCTATTCTAAAGGAGATTATTACAGGAGCAGATAATGGCACCGGAACTATTAACTCCACGGAGATTGAAAAAATTAGAAGATCAGTTTTTATAATGAGAGATGCTCTTACTCATGCATCTGATAAATCAACATATCTCTCGAAACAAGCGAAAGAAGCGCTTGACGAGGCAATTAAGGTGGCAAGTACTTTAGTTTATCAAAAAAAATAGTGGACTATTACCAAATTTAATTTAATATATTATTATGGCAGACAAAAAACCAATTAAGACAATTATTGATCACATCGGCCGGACTGTCGTAGGTTCAGTCACAAAAGAGGATACTAAGAACATTACTCTTTTTAACCCTGTGATTATTCACGTACAACCAGACTCCCAATCCGGTCAATTACAAGTACAATCGTTTCCGTATATCTTTATGGAGTTCCTAAAGGATAAGGACAAGAACAACTGGACCTTTAATAAGGCAGCCATTAGTACGTCTGATGTTGAGCTAGACGAGAGAATCATTACTCAGTACGAAAATATCAATAATCCTCAGCCGCCTATTCAAGAAACTTCAGCAGAAGAGCCAGAAGTAATTAAGCTCTTTGATGATTAATTGCTAAAATACGCATTGTGTAATAAATAATTTTACTATGAAACTAACTAAGTACACACACAACCCAATCGCAGAAATCGAAAGAGCCTTTGATGGTTTTTTCAATCTGACACCAGTCTTCCACCAGTTGGAAGAAGTATATAAAACAGGAGATCAAGTTCGATTTGCATCGGATGAAGATGCACTAAGCGTGCAAATTGATCTGCCAGGAGTCACAAAAGAGAATTTAGATCTTTCTACTGACACCGATCAACGCGAGGTCTATATTAAGGCAAAGCGTCAAGTAAAAGCCCATGACGGGGAAAAGGAACAAACCTATAATAGGTCGTTCTCAGTTGGAAGAGAGTTTGATCTTAACAAGATTGATTTCACTTATGTCAATGGAGTCCTTGAGGTCGATGTACCTCGTAGGAAGAAAGAAGAATATATTAAAACATATAAAGTTTAACAATTAAATGGGCTTAGCTAGCCCAACCCGGGTGTGCCTGAATAAACATTTTAAGCAAGAGTGTTAAGGGGGCTGCAACTTACATGGAGGGTCAACTGACTATTATGTGTAAGGGAACGGAGTACAAGTAGGGAAAAAGATGAAACTGCATCTTGCCCACCCGAAAGTTGGAGGTAACCAGAAAATCCTCTCACCCACCTTTTTTAAAAGCCCCGAAAGGGGCTTTTTTTATTGAATTTAAGGACGTATATTATATAATACTTTATATGGATAAAGATATTACTAGTGCATTGGATGCTATTGATAAAGTAAACCCCTTCGCAACTTATTTAGATAACAATTCACTCAGTCACGTTGGATCATGGATTGATACAGGATCTTATGTGCTAAACGCAATTATTTCCGGTTCAATTCACGGCGGAATACCTAAAGGTAGAGTAACAGTACTTGCCGGTGAGTCGATGACAGGTAAGTCGCTTTTTGTCCAAAAAATTCTAGCCAAGGCCCAGGAGGACGGGCTCGTCCCTGTTATCTTTGATACTGAAAATGCTATTGACCCGGAAGGAGCTGCAAGATTAGGGCTAGATATTAGCAAAGTTAAATATGTTCCTTGTACTAGTATTGAACAAACTCGTAATTCACTGTATAAGTTTCTTATGGTGGTAAAAGAAAAGGGACTAGAGGGTAAGTTTATTGTAGCTATTGACTCACTAGCTAATCTTCAATCAGAGCTTGAACTGTCGCGGATGAGTAAAGACAGTGTTAGTTCAGATATGGGTACAAAAGCGCGCGCAATGAAGACATTAATGCAAACTTGTACAAATTTAGGGTCAGTTACACAAACCACTATCCTATGTACTAATCATGTCTATGATGACCCAACAGCTCTGTTTCCTTCTATTGAAAAAAATATGCCAGGTGGTAAATCATGCATTTATCTTCCATCAGTAACAGTTCAACTAGCACGCAAGCCAATGAAATCAGATGGCGGTAAGACTGTTGATGGGGAATTGGCAGTTGGTCAGAAAAAATACGCTGGAATTATTATTAGAGCCCTTACGCGTAAAAATAGATTTATTAAACAGTACCTTGAAGGTGAAATATACCTTTCATTTGCTTCTGGACTTGATCGCTACTATGGATTAGTTGATCTGGCCGTTGGTGTTGGTGCAGTAGTTCAAACTGGAGCAACTTATCAGCTTGAAGATGGTACTAAGCTAGGCTATTATAAGAATTGGAGGAAGGATGTTAAACTTTGGGAAGAGACTATTCTTCCAAAACTTGAAGAACGAATTAAAGATGAGTGGTCTTATAGTAATAAAGAAGAAGAGCCACCTGATGAATTAGGTTTAGATGGTTTAGATGATTTAATTAATGAAAAAGAAACTAGTACTGACTCTTAGTGGGGGAATGGACTCATCTGTGCTGTTGTATATGGCACAAGATAGAGGCTATGATCATATACATACCATAACCTTTGACTATGGTCAAAGGCATAAACAAGAACTCGCTTGTGTTAAAAAACAAATTAATAATTTTAATAACATGTTTAGCGGGTGGTTTAATTTAAAGATTACTAATAAGGTCTTAGATGTAAAGTATATTAAAGACATTGCGCCTACCTCATCTTTAACTAATAAAGATATTGATAATCCTAATATTAGCGAGATGGCAGGTGATGCACAGCCTGTCTCATACGTACCGTTTCGGAATTTAATGTTTCTATCTATTTGCTCGTCATATGCTGAAAGTGTAGGTGCAGATACAGTATGGTATGGTGCTGCACAGGTTGATTCACTAGCTGGGTATTGGGACGGTAGTGAAGAGTTTGTTAATGTAGTTAATGAAGTAACAGATCTTAATAGAGAGAACAGAATTAACATTGAAGCACCGCTTCTTGACATGTCGAAGGCTGCAATTGTTAAAGAAGGAATTAGACTAGGAGTTACATATGGTGATACATGGACATGCTATTCGAATAGAGAAGATGGGCTAGCTGATGCCACAACTCCGTCAAGTAGTATGCGAATAACGGGGTTTATTGATGCTGGGTATGAAGACCCTATTCAATATGTCCAACAGGAAAAGTTGGATGACCTATACAAAGAAAATAACTGCAAGGAGTGTGCTTAGAGACCGTAGCGTCTAAGCTCTTCTAGCTGCCAGTGTGTCTTAGGCTTGTATTTTTCCTTAAATGACTGACTTTTAACTTCAGTCAGTTTATTACGTTTGTCAGAAGCTACTTGCTCGTTAATATAACGGGAAGTATCGGTTTGATGTGAGTCGAGCATTGGACTGTAACTAAAGTCCTCTTCTAGTGTCTCTTCATTCTCTCCATTTAATTTCTTTTTTGCATGCTCTCTTTTATCATCATCGACAAGAGCATCTAAAACATCTTCGTAATCGGTTGAAGGGATATAATCCTCCGGCTGCTCTTTAGTTAAGAAATGATCAAGCTCTAAGCCACCAAATTCATCATCCTCTTCATCACTGACATTTGCTCTAAACTGACATCTTTTTTTAGCTAACTTTGATGGAGGCGATGCACAATACTGACTCATTGACTCACCAGCTGCTTTTGCGGCTCTAGTTAAAGCGCCTTCTGTCCCCTTCTTCTTCATACCCTTAACTGCACCCTGAATCCAATCTTCATTATCTTCTGGTGTAGTAAGACCACCTCCCTCTTCACCCATTGAATACTCATCAGGCATACCCTCCGGTTCGTCTATTCCATAACCCACTTGCTCATCTTCGTCTGGAGCCATAACAACAACTACACTATCACTAATTTTATCAACGTCTCTCTTTAGCGCTGCTTCAATCTTATCAATACCGTGTGCTATAACTGCTTTAGCAAGCGGCGTTCCAGGGTCAACTGAAAACTGTACAGTATCATTACTAATATCTAAACCATCCTCATTAGCATACTTAGAAACGATATTACCGACATCTTCAACACGCTCAGCATCTCTAATTTTAATCTCAATAAAGGTAGTTGGATCTGCTTTTGAATCTTCTAAGCTTTGCGCTAATTCTTGTTCTGCGTCATCCAACTGACCAACTGTATCTTCAACCGCGTCCCCTACATCTGCACCTGCTTTAATATCCTTTGCGAGCTCTATAGCAGCTTTTTGCGCCGCGTATTTTTCTTCTCTTCCTCTATTAGTAGTAGCTCTATTAATATACGTCGCGAGACCGTCTTTTATTGCATCAGCAATCTCATCTTTACTTTTTTCAATTTCTCTTTCCTTAGAATCTAATAAAGCTAATAAGTTATTCTTTTTAGCAGAAAACCCTGTACCCCTTTTCGCAGCATTCAATTCTTCATCACTAATTACCTCGAGATCATATAATACCGTTCTAATAAAGTTAATTGTATCTAATGGTGCAGAACTAAACCCCGCAGATCTTAGCTCTCTTGTAACAGGACCGAAAGAAGGGTGATATTTTTCATAAGGAGATTTTTTAGCTTCCTCGAGAAACTCTGACCTGTTGAATAAATCATTAAAGCCACTAAAATTGTCGGTGTAGTTAAAGGAACTCATTTAATATATTTATATCTATGAAGCTGAATTATAAGGATTTTAACAAAATGACTGAAAAAGAGCTGTGTAAACTACCAGGAGTAGGAAGAACCACAGCTAGACGTATTGTTGGATTTAGACCTTTTCGTCATAATGACGATTTATTTAAAGTAAAGGGACTAGGGAAAAAGACACTTAAAAATTTGGGAATTCAAAAAACCAAAAAGAAAAAGAAAAAATGGTATACCATCGATGGTGTCGATTACCCAGATTGTGCACTGGCTAGAGATACGAGATACGGTCACATTGATCTGTTTTGGAGAGTACCTAAAGAACACCGGGAAAGTATAGGTCCCCCATCCCCGTGGATACTCAGAAATCGTCGTATAGATGAAAAGACAAGGGCAGAAGGGCCTGATGGGCTTATGAGTAGGTACGTCGACAACTCTTTTATGTGGGAACCAGGGTTTAAATTTCCATGGGAAGATTGATTACCTCGTAAAATATATTAACATATGTTATGTGCGCTATTTTTGGATCGTTCGACAAAACAATGTTAGAGATTTTATACCAAGCTAATAAGGAGCGTGGTAATTTTGCTAGCAGCGTTGTATGCATATCAGATGATGATCAATATATCTCTAAACATGAAGGTGATATAAATTTTGATAAGTTTAATTATGCTGGTAGGGAAAATATAGAATATCTTCTTGGGCATGTACAGGCACCTACTTCCGCTAAAAGAACCTGGAACTACAACACATCTCACCCATTCGAATCTCTGACATGGCTGGTTAGTCATAATGGTGTTTTAACAAATGAGAAAAAACTAAGAAGAAAACATACAAGATTTTTAGAAAATCCCGTTGATACAGCGGTAATAGTTGAACTATTAGAAAAATTTACTCAGGTAAATAAAAACCCAGTTAATACCATAAAGCAAGTATTATCAATGTTAGAGGGGTCGTATGCTTTAAGTATGGTGCATTCTAATACTAACGATATCTATATAGCGAGAGTAGGGTCACTTCTTCACTATAATAATAAGGGCAACTACTCTACAATGATGGGATCCGGTTATAAAATATTACCTGAAGGAATTATAATGAAGTTAAATAAAAAAACAAAACGATGGAATAAAGTAGGCACTTTTGAATCCAAGTCACCGTTTACATTTGTATGAGTAAAACATTTATATTTTCTGCTACAGCAGGTAAAAAAGAAGACTCAATGCTTTACAATACGTGTAAAGATGAAAATATCGACATCTTTATAAAAGAGTATAATAAAGAGTCTATACAAAAAACCTACAACAAGGCGATTGATTTTTCAATTAGGGAAGGAGTTAAAAACTTAGTATTAGTTCATGACGATGTAATACTCGAAGCTTTTTCTGAAAGAAGAATTGAAAGAAATTTTAAAAATTTTGATCTAATTGGTGTAGCTGGCTGCAATCAGGTCAAGCTCGAAAAGCCAGTTCTCTGGCATTTAATGGGCGGTGGCTTCGACTCCGGTAATTTAGTAGGCGCAGTTGCCCACGGTACTGAAAATCAAAAAAATATGGGAGGGTTTGGATTTTATCCAAATAGAGCTATTTTAGTAGACGGAGTTTTTCTCGTAATTAAAAGAAAAGTATTTAAAAAAATTAGATTTGATGAAACCTGTCCTTCTAAATGGCATTTTTATGATCTTGATTACTCTATGCAGTGTCATAAAGCCGGCTTTAAAGTTGGAGTCGGCGACTTTATTGTAACTCATAAATCCCCCGGTCTTACTTCTTTTACTGAAGAATTTCAGAAGGGCGAAGATTGGTTTTTAGATAAGTGGAAAACCGAATAACATATAATACCATAAGGCGTGAGTAAGTTAGACTTAGACTATTTTGAAAATGTTCTTATATATAAGTCCCTTACAGATAGTGGGTATTTGGCTTCTATTGCTGATTTTGTAAAGCCTGAATATTTTAAAGATAAAGCGATCGCTAGTATCTTTAATATTATTAAAGACTTTACAGAAAAAAGAAATAAGCTTCCAACAACGACAGAGATTAAGTCTTACTTAGTATCAGATGAACAAAAGAACTCTTTTAAAGAGCTCGTTAAGACGTTTAGTGATATTGATAAGACTCTAGATAAAGAAGAACTATATGATAATACGGAACAGTTTCTTAAAGAGAAGGCCGTATATCATACAATGCTTAATGTAGCAGAAGATGTATCAAAAGGTAAAGTTGATACATCAGTCGTTTTAGATAAATTTGAAAAATCATGCAACATTAATTTAGTAACTGATTTAGGACTAGAACTGTATGGTGATGTTGATAAGCTTATTGATGATCTTAACTGTGTTGAAAGATATGTTCCAAGTAAATGGGAGTGGTTAGACAATTGTCTCGGAGGCGGTTTTTTAGAAGCTGGAAAAGCTTTATATGTGTTTGCTGGTGAGACAAATATTGGTAAGTCAATATTTTTGGGTAATATTGCCAGTAATATGGCTGAAGATGGTAAAAACGTTTTGTTAGTTACTTTAGAAATGTCTGAGCTGTTATATGCTAGACGAATTTGTAGTAACGTTACAAAAATTCCAATGAAGCAGTTAGCTGAAAATGCACCTAGTATTAAACAGGCTATGAATGATCAAGGTGGTAAAATTTTTATTAAAGAGTTTCCACCTGCCACTATTACGGCTAATCAATTAAAAGCGTTTGTTAAGAAGTTTCAAGAACAAGGCATTAAGCTAGATGCTATTGTATTAGATTACCTAAACTTGATGCACTCACCTGTAGGTAATAACTCTTATGAGCGCATTAAACATGTAACTGAACAGGTACGTGCAATGAGCTATTTGTTTAACTGTCCTATTATTTCAGCCACACAGTTAAACCGAGCTGGGTTTGATACAGATAACCCTGATCTAGCAACAATTTCTGAATCTATCGGGTTGGCGGCCACTGCTGATGCTATTATATCTATCTTTCAAAATGAAGAAGATAGAGGAATTGGAGTCATACGCTTAGGTATGATGAAAAACCGGTATGGTCCGCGTGGTATTACACAAGCTATGAGAATCGATTATAATACGCTAACAATCGAACAAGCTGATGATATCGAAATAGATGAAGATATGGATAATACTCTTAATGTATTAGCTGGGCTTGCATCATAAGGAACCTTTAGTAAATAATCAAAAGTGAATATCCAAATATGGACAGATACTGATTTACATGGAGCTGGTTCTGCTCTTGTTTTAAAGTGGTTATATAAAGATGCTAAAACATTTAGTATTAATGATGTTTCAGAATATACTTTTTCTGGTAGATTTAAGGGATCGCTACAAGCATTAGATCATTATGATAGAGTCTACATTGTTGATTTGGATTTATCACCAGAACAAATTCAATTAGCTGATAGAGATAATGTTGTTGTTATTGATACACATAAAGGACATGTCAGCCATAAGCATTTATACAAAAAAGCTAAAACCATATTAGACAGCAGTCAGTATGCTTGTTTAGATCTAATTTTTAATAAATTTAAAAGTCACCTAACACATTTAACTGACAAGCAACTACAATTAATCAAATACATCAGCAAGTACGATTGGTATAATACACAGCACAAAGAGTCCTTAAAATTAAACGCTATATATTACAATTTAAATTCTCCAAAAACAGAAAAGTTTATTTCGGCATTTTCAGACGGGTTTAGAGATTTTACAATTCATGAAAAAAATGCTATTAAGCTGTATTTTAAAAAATTTAAAGATCAGATAGATAGTGGGCAGGTATTTACAGGGATGATAAAAAACTATAGTGTTGTAGCGACGTTCGCGAACTATGCTGTAAATGAGCTAACTCATTTTTTAATTAAAAAATATAATACTGATATTGGTATGGTTATTAATACTGGAGCTAAGACTGTATCATTTAGACGATCTAGACAAAGTGATGTTGACTTAAGCATATTAGCTACAAAACTTTGTGATGGTGGCGGTCACGCAGCATCCGCCGGCGGTAAATTAACTGAACAATTCGCGAATTTAACCAAAACATTTGTACCGTGTTAACAACCAGTAATATATCTCCAAACCCCTCAAAGACTTTAATACATGATGAAACAGAACATCTGTTACTTTGCTTTTGTACGTTCTGCTCCCTACTAAAAGGTAAAAAACTTTCACTACAAAATATTTTTATATTAGTTTTACAGGAGGAGAGATTGAGAAATATATTAAAGGACCTTCTAACAATCGAAACTAATTTTGATATAGTAAAGCTATTCATAGATTTTGAGCCGGCAATAACAAAGTCAAAATATATCACCAAGTTCCTTAATTCGAACTCTAAAATACAGTTATAAAAACCGGTTGAAGTTTTCCTTTTTGTGGTTATAATTATGGCATGAGTACTTTTAATACTTCAATGTTCCAATCAATTAAAGACGCGTTAGCAAGCTCCGAAAGTAAGGGGTCCGCTACATTTAACGAAATTATGCCTACTAAAGTAGGTAATACGTATACGGTAAGACTTTTACCTTATGCTAAAGATCCTAGTAAAACATTTTTCCATTATTATAACCATGGATGGAATTCTTTTGCTACCGGCCAGTATGTTCAGACATTAAGCCCGCAAACATTTGGTGAGCGAGATCCTATTGCAGAAGAACGCTTTAAGGTCCTTAGAACTGGCAGTGAGGAAGAAAAAGAAAAGATGCTAGCAGTCCGCCGTCTCGAAAAGTGGCTGGTTAATATTTACGTTGTTGATGATCCTGCAAATCCGGATAATAACGGCAAAGTAAAAATTCTTCGATATGGTAAACAACTTCAAAAAATTATTACTGAAGCTATTGAAGGTGAAGATGCAGAAGAGTTCGGACCTCGTATTTTTGATCTTGGTGATGATGGTGTAAACTTTAAGATTAAGGTTGAACAGCAAGGTGATTATCCAACATATGTCTCTTCGAGATTTACAACTGCTGGTAAAATTAATCTTTCCGAAGATAAACAAAAAGATGTTTATGAAGGGTGTTTTGATCTTGGTGAAGTGTTTACACAAAAGACATATGATGAACTTAAGGATATGTTAAGAGAGCATTATTATTGCAGGGCTGATGAGCCTGAGGCTCCAACATCAGCACCAGAACCGGATACTACTCCAGCCGAGCCGGAACCAGTCGCTGCTGGAAAAGATACGGTTGAAGAGGACATTGATGATTTGTTAAAAGATCTCTAATAAAATGAGCCAAGGAATCACTCCAGAAGAAAAGGCGGCAGTTATGCAGTTGATGGGGCAGACCTACGGCCAGGTAAACCAACAAGATCAAATGATTGTTGGTCAATCTGGTAATCTCCGCCCGGATGCCCATAAAATGAAACAGGCATTTGAACAAACTGCACATATGCCGACTGTCGATGCTAATCCACAGCATGCACAACAACCACCGCCACCAGAGCGACCTCAGCAAGTTGCACCAGTAACTCCGGAGCAAGCTGCACAGGAGCTAGCTGAATCAGCTTCACCACCAACACCGGTCCCAGTACCAGTTTTTGATGATGAGGACCGTGTGCAAGAAGATAAAAATACTAACCAAATGGAGTTAGATTTATCCGAGCCTAAGTTTGCTGATAAGTTGCTTGATTTAATGAAAGAGCAAAATTTGATATTAAAAGAAATTAGCTTAAAATTAGATAATGGAAAAAAGACAACTAGAGGTCGCAAACAAGGGTGAATTTTTAAGATTATTAGACGCTATATCAAAAATAAATGACAGTGGCGTTATTCTTGATCTTAAAAAAGATAAAGTATCAAGCTTAGTTTCTAGTATAGATAGCACCTTAATACTACATTCAGAGTATAAAACTAACTCAGAGTTTGAGAATACATTAAACATCCCGGATGTAAAAAAATTAAGGAATGTATTAGACACAATTGAAGATAAAAATATATCTTTAGAAATAAATTCTAACAATATTCAATATAACGGTAATGGTGTTAAATTTAAGTACCATCTCTTTGAAGAAGGCTTTATAACTAGACCAAATATTAATTTAGATAAAATTAATAAATTTACCTTTGATGTTGAATTTACTCTCGACAAGCCCACTTTGCAAAGATTGTTTAAAGGAAGTACCTTTGCGTCAGAAACAAATAAAATTTATTTTTATACTGAAAATAATAATTTAATGGCTGAGCTTACAGATAGGTCTCGTCATAATACTGATAACTTTACTTTAAATTTAGGAAAAGCTGACTTTAGTCTTAATCCAATTCCAGTGAATTTAGATAATATTAGATTACTCTCTATTATTAATAACGAATTTAATGTAAAAGTAAATACTGAGTATGGTGTTGTTGTATTTGATATTGAAGATAAAGATATTAAATTAAAGTATATAATTTCAGCTTTAACTCAATGACATCACAACATAAAAAGAACAAATTAAGAACCCCGGGATACTTTATAAAGAGATTAAAAGATAATAATTTTGTAACATTGCGAATGTTTCATAAGTATAGTCCAACTGATCCTCGGAGATGGACAGTGTTAGTCGATCCGGGTGGATCCTCTGTATTTGTTACATGCTTCGAGAATACGCCGTTTGTAGGGGAATATTTGTTTAGTTTTAATGACGGTAATCAAAATTTTAATAATAACTTTAGCTTAAAAACTGACTCGATCGAGGTTGTTGTTAGTAAACTGCTAAAAACCGGAGTGCGACAAAATGATAAGAGCGATTTTTTAGATAAATAATAATATGAGCGACGAAGTTAACCAAAACTCTGAAAATTTCGATAATGATGAAGAGTTAAGAGAAATGGTTGAAAAGGCTCTAAAGCAAAGTCTTGTTGAGAGGAAGACATTTAAAAGAAGACAAGACTTAGCGCTAAGATTGAGTAATATTATTAGTGAATATTTAGATTGTTATATTTTATTGGGTTATGACTTTCAAGGAAGACATCTAGATATAAAATCGTCCAAAACACCACAACAAACTGAAGCGCTACATTCATTCCTATTAAAATATTTTGCCTCTGAAATGCATCATATAAAAGGGTTAGATCATGGCATGGGTCCAGATGAAATACTGTAAAAGAGATATATATGCTGTTGAAACAGGCGACTACGTAGGGCAGATGTTTGCTATAGTCGACCTTAAAGATGATACTATCGGCTGTCTTTCGCTTCCACGAATGGAAAATATTGATGTTCCAAAAGAATCATTTGATACCGGAAGGAACGGTGATATAATTAAATTTGTAGAGAAGCTTCCAGAAGACGTTTTTTCGGTTGTAGAGGCACAATATATAAAGAATGAAAACTCTAATAATAGACGGGAACAACTTAATACACCGAACGTTTTATACGGCGAAAGCACAGTCAAAAAAGACTGAAGCACACACAGATTATCAAGTAAGCAACTTTCATATATACTTTACGCTTAACGCTGTGAGCTCCTACGTGAAGCAATTTGTTCCAGATACCACTATATTTGTGTGGGATGAAAAAAAAGACCATAAACCTAATATACGTAAGAGTATTTTAAAGGAATATAAGGGTAATAGGAGTAACGATCCATCACCACATGAAAATAACGAAGTAATTAAGTCTATACTGTATTCAATGGGGATTAACTCTATTTTCCCAAGTCAGTTAGAAGCAGATGATATTGTAGCGTATATTTGTAGAGAGCATGAAGGTAGCAAGGTTATTGTTTCAGTAGATCAAGATTTTTTGCAGTTGGTTAGCTCTGAATGTACCTTATATGATCCGATCCGTAAAAAGTTTTTTGAAAAGGGTAACTTTGAAGAGCAAACCGGTTATGAGAATGTTGAACAATGGTATACAGCAAAATGCTTAACAGGTGACGCATCAGATAATGTACCCGGCATACCGCGATTTGGTAAAGCTTCAGTTAGAAAATATTTAGATGACCCAGGTTATCTATTAGATGAAAAACAACAAAAAATATTTAGGCGTAACGCTGACATATTTTGTTTAGATAAGTATATACAATTACCGGAAGAAAGACAATACTATAAGGACCAATTAGCAGTTAAACTGGATCCTTGTTATAAGACGTTTCTTGAGTATTGTAGAGAATACAACTTTAACCGTATTCTTGATAAAAAAGAAGATTGGCATAATTTGTTTTTTATGAAAAGTCTTTATAATAAATTAAATGATATCGCTTCCTGAAGACTTTGTCATACTTAAGTTTTTTGAGCTAGGGTTCTATCCAAAGTATAATAAATTTAACAATGTATATCAATGCAGCTGTCCTATTTGTAGAGAAGGTAAGTCATTAGGTAAAAAACGTCGTTGTTATTATATACCAAAAAACGAAAACATATTTTGTCACAATTGTGGTTGGTCTGGAAAACCGTTAAGATGGATTAAGGAAGTTGCCGGCAATACTGATGAGGAAATTATTAAGGAATTAAAGGAATACATTCCTAATGCTGAAGACATAACTGAAAGAGATGAAAAACCTAAGTCAGATTTTAAAGTCGAGACCTTGCCTAAGGATAGTATTAATTTGTCTGATAAGTTTCAACTTGACTATTATAGTAGCAACAATATTGTTACGGCTGTTAGATATCTTATTACTAAACGGAGATTAGATACTGCAGTTAATCGACCTGATAATTTATATGTTTCTTTAGTAGATAGAGTTCATAAGAATAGACTTGTTATACCTTTTATAAATGAAAATAAAGAGATTGAGTTTTATCAAACTCGTACAGTTTTAAATAAAGACGGTAGGACTAAACCTAAGTATCTTGGTAAAGTTCAAGCTGAAAAAACGCTATTTAATATAGATAGAGTTAGTAATGATCATGATAAAGTTTATATTTTTGAAGGACCATTAAATGCTTTCTTTACTAAAAATTCTATAGCAGTAGCTGGTATTACTGAAAGAGGTAGATCATTTACTCAAAGACAAGAACAACAGCTTAATAATACTCTAAAATGGTATGATAAGGTGTGGATACTTGATTCTCAGTGGGTTGATCAAGCTTCATTAGTAAAATCAGAAGCATTACTAAAGCAAAAGGAGAAAGTTTTTATATGGCCAGAAAAATTTGGTAAAAGATTTAAAGATTTTAATGATATTGCAATAGCATGCAAAGTAGATGAGATTAAATGGGATTTTATAGAAAAAAATACCTTCGAAAGACTCGAAGGTATTGTGAGGTTATCTGAAATTAAAAAATATCGAAATCAGACGTATTTAAATTGAGCATTACCAGTCTGTGCAATATAACCTTTAAACGACTCATTTAGAGCAGCAAGCTCTGTAGCGACTCTAGCAATTTTACGCTGTTCTGAAGCTTTCATTCGATCAAAGATTGTATCAGGCTCAGCACTAGCTAAAAGGGTTTGAATAGAATCAGCATCTTCACCATTTAGATAATGCAGAAACCCATCAATTTCATCAATCCACCCTTTTAAAGTAGCTCTCATAGCTGCATTACGCTCTTCTACTGCTACAGCGGCCCTTACGTTAGGGTCATCTTCTACAACAGTCTCATCAACTTCAACATCTACATCAAAATCCCCTGCACTAGTATCATCCTCTAATTCTGCCTCAAATGCTACTCTATCCTCGTCTGCTTGTTCATTGAGAGATTTAAAAAAACGTCTTTCGAATTTGGTCATAAAATTATTTAGTCTCTAGCATAAATAATTACATGGACGGACCGGAATTTCCTTATAGCGTAGGCCCAGAAGATAATCCTATTAATTTTCATATGAATGTACAAGATCAAATAGATATGTACAAGGATAACGAAAAACATCAAAAAGCCCCGCCAATTTTACCTTTTGAACTAGAACAAATGAATGAACTCCTTGGTAATACGTTTGTCTCTTTAGCTGAACTAAGAAATATGCTTTCGAAAGCAAAAGCTAATGAAAATATTTCATCCGGAGCAATTAATCAAATAAATGATAAAATTGATAAAATTAACGAACTTATCCTTGATATTCCGGAAGATCTATCTAAAATAGCTATATGACTATTTTTAGATCGATACTAATTACATGTATCGTATCAGCTCTATTCGGTTTTGCACTTCGTAATGCATTTGGCTTTTGGGAAGCCGCTACTTTAGCATTTGTGCTTCAATTTATTACGGCTTTTGTTGTTTCCTCCTTTAAGTTAAATAAGGTAAGTAATCTTACCATGGAGTTTGAAGCCGAATTGCAGCAGTTATTAGATCTTAATGAAGCTCAAATTATATGCCCATGTAATAATAATACCTTTATGGAAAATATATTTATTAATATGGATAACACATATACATGTGAAAAATGTAACAACACATATAGGGTTGATGTTAATTTAGTTCCAACACTACTTACAGAGACAGTAAATGTAAACAAAACGTTTGCTGACCTAACAAAAGGAGTAAAAGAAATAGAAGATAATAATATCAAAATAACATCAGAGTATACTCAAGGAACGGAACTATAATACAATAAAGTATGGAAAAACATAAATTTAAATTAAAAGATGGTTCAACGAAAACTATGGAATTTGATGAATTGGTTCGTTGGGCTTGCTTGGTAGAAGCACTGGAAGTAGTCGGGGGGAAGGAAGATATAGATATTGAAAGTAATAAATGGATTAAACCATTAGCATTTCAAAAATATATTGATGAGCGATTCCACTCAATGAAGCACGATCTTAAAGTTGAAGCTACTCTAGGTAATTTATAATCCTAGCTCTTCTTTCACAGTTTGGATATACTCACTTGACACTTTATCTTTAAACTTGTCAATAACTTCGGTGGTATCTTTTCCAATTTCTTGGAAACCAATCATATAATTTCGGAACCGATCCTCTCTTGTTGGCTTAAACGGAGCTCCTAGTGGTCTTCCAAATCTATGTACCCATCTAAGAAACGGTAGGCATACTGATCGCCGACCCGCGTTGCGGTATTTTTCATGAATATACCCTTCTTCACCCCCAAACCCTCTAAACTTTTTGTTAAAGCCTAACCAGCTATCTTTTCTACATGTAAAGAGTCCAAGACCTTGAGCTTGGATTTCAAATGGCTTCCCGTTAGGGTCATCACCCCTTTTATCTGATCCCCAGACGCCCCACATATCACTACCCCATTTATCTAGATCAAAATGAGTAGCTGTATTTTTCATATCGTCATATAGTAGAGGGCCTTGCAATAAATTACCTTTATCCTTTCCAGCATCATAATAATCTAAAAGCTTTTTTAAGCTCCCCGGGTCAATTAATACATGACAGTCCATTACTAATACGTATTCAGTATTCGCTAATCCAAATATTTTGTGTCTTAAAGAAGTTGCGGAAAATGCATCAAATTCAACATAAGTTAAAGGCTCTTTAATCCATTCAGCAAATTTACGTATCTCTCTTCCTTGTGGTGATTTTGGATTGTTATTAATAATAACAAATTCTAGTCGATCTAAAATTTCTTTATGATACAATCTTAAAGACTGTATTGTAAAATAAAGTCCTTCATAGTCGTCATAAACACAGGTTCCAATAGTAAGTTTTCCCACATTATTAATTACTAAAATTGCAAATTATTGCAATCCGGATCTTCGGGACATATCGTTGTAGTTGTAGTCGTTGGAGCCGGGGTAGTAGTCGTCGTGGTAGTAGTCGTCGTCGTGGTCGTAGTTATTATTTGTTCTTCTATTAAGAAAGGTACCTGCAGCGGTAGGATCGGCGCCGGGTATATAAACACCGGGTCCTCCGGTTCCGGTTCCGGTTGCGGCGGATCCGGCGGATCCGGCGGATCCGGCGGCTGCGGCAGTGGCGGTTCAACAATTATAGTCGGTGGCACCCTGGTTGGAGGAACAGTACATGGGGGCGGTGGAGTTGTGTAGGGCGGCGTCGTATAAGGCGGCGTCGTATAAGGCGGCGTCGTATAAGGCGGAGTTGTGTACGGTGGTGGAGTTGTGTAAGGTGGTGGAGTTGTGTACGGTGGTGTTGTAGGATCATCGTATATTTTAAAATCACCAGACGGTCCACCGTTCGTATAACCACCCGGCCAATTAGACCCGGGTAAATCATTAGTATTCTCTAGACCGCTGGGTGTATCAATGACCTCTTCACGCGTGCTGGGATCTGTGACATCATCGTCCTCCTCCTCTAAATACGGATCAACAAAGACGTCTTTTTTAAGAAGAGGGTCGAGTCCACCGGAGTCAATGTCAATGATGGGACCTTCTTTGGTTTGGGTTGTATCATCCGTTTCCTCGATCTTTGTGCGAGGATCAGTAGGATCGAGGCCACCAGGGTCAATGATGGGACCTTCACTTCCTTCCCCGGCATTTGGATCCCATGGACCGGCCGCCGACATCCGCCAGCCAGATGGCAGCTCAAACGGGTCACTTCCTTCCCCGGCATTTGGATCATATGGGCCAGCCGCTGACATCACCCAACCGGGTGGCAGAATAGGATCAGCAACCTGATCAGGTTGGTACGTTATTGGTTTTGAAGCTGATATTGCTTTATCAATATCAACTGTCTGCAAAACATAACTAGGCGACCCGGCATTATGGCTAAGGCGCTCCATTGCCGCATTAATCTCATTTTGAGTATCGGGGTTCCCATAAAAAGGTCCACCGCCGGTGGTTGTATGAGTCTCAACTAAAATAGGTGTGTTATTAGTGTATATAAATGACGGAGCACTACTATCACCCCTTTCCAATAATTCTTGGAAACTACTCTCTGGTATAGGTAGAGCAATGCTTACAGTTTCAGGATTTGCTCCGCGCTCTGACCGGCCACGGTCGAATGTCATTACTCTTGGAATTGATTTTCTTTCCGCATCAACTGTAACAACATATGAATCCTGTAAAATATAATTATAATCCGTACGTGGTTCAGGAACGGGGTAAATAGCAGTGTTTTCAACCGGTGAATCAAAAATTCCGACACTTATATCCAGACTGCGGTCGCCAATCTTGATTCTTTCAACAATATTTCTAGTTACTCTATTTCCATCTTTATCTATAAAATTTACAACGCCATCGGCACTATCACCCGGATACCGTACGTCCCAATGCTTGGACATTACGAAGTGAATTGGAGACACCATGGTTATTGATTTTTCTGTCGCGGCTCTCCAATTATTCGGATTAAAACCAACTCCACGTTCACTTATACCTGATATATCCAATTTACCGGCAATTGGTAAGTTAGATACTAATAACCTGTTTATGAGTTTTTTAGTTTCAGACTCTGGTTCTGGACTTTCTCTTTGCTGTTGTACAGTTAAAGTGAATATCCGTGTTAGATATACTTGTATATCTTCCAATAACCACTCTGACAACATTCCGCTGGGGTCGTCCTCCACTCCACTGTTAATATCTGTAAGTCTTTGCTGATCAGCTTGTAGTCTTTGAGTGAGTTCCTCCAAACTTAAAGTTGGTAATATACTGTCTCTGAAACTCCTCCTCGCCTCCAACCGTCTTTGGTTTGCAGCATTTAAAAGCTCTTGCCGAGTCGTTTCATTTTGCTCACTTTCAGCTTCCTGTCGTTCTCTTTCTATTCTAGCTTCTTCAGCTATAGCTGCCTTACTCGCGGCGACCGCAGCCGCCTCTTCCTGTAACTGCCTTAATCTAGCCTGTTCTAGCGATTTTTGTTCAGCTTCATAAGCAGCCGCCTTCCTAGCTGCCACTTCAGCGTCACGTATTGCATCGGAAGTCGCTTCACCGGCTTTTGATAATCTACCGGCAGTGGTTGGCTTATCCGGTGTAGCCGCTGTATATAGCCTCCTACCTTGGGTGATCTGCTCCTCTGCTTTAGTTGCTTGCGCTGCTTGTGCAGTTGCTTCTGCATCTGCCTGCGAGCGTGCCGCTTCTGCTTCCGCTTTTGCTGCCTCAGCAGCCGCGAGCGCCTCTGCCGCGACCTCTGCCGCGGCCTGAGCTATGCTTTCCGCTTTTGCCTGTGCTGCTGCATTTGCTGCGGCTCGAGCCGCGGTCTGAGCCGCAGATTCCGCTGCTGTACGTTCCGCTTGCGCAGCCGCGGCATCTACCGCGGCCTGAGCTGCTAATTCTGCCGCTTCTGCTTCTGCCTGCGCAGATGCTTCCGCTTTTGCTGCAGCATCTGCTGCCCTCACCGCTTCCTCCTCCTGTTGTCGAAGTTGATCAACCTGTTCTTGCGAGATTCTAAATTCGTCTTGAGGGTTAGGTATATTTTGTGTTATCCTTTGTGATACAGGCTTACCTTCAACAAATTGCTGTAACGAAATGGTAACATCCATACTACCGTCTTCAGCAACTTGATCTGCAATAAGTGTTAACCCATCAGCATTTATATTTACCCATGGGGTGGGTAACCCCCATACAGAAGCAGGTGTAGTACCACTAGCACCGTCCCAAAGCTCTTCTTTAGTTTGATAATCCTCAATAAAGATCTCAACCTCACCATCAAGCTCTCTAGATACTTGTACATAATCTACATTAACAGTACCTGTTGTGTTTTTAAAAGAGTTTGGAGCTCCACCACCGCCCAGTTGAGGGTAAGCGACAACAGTCACACCAACATCTATTAGTCCAACGTCCGGGCTGCCTAAATTTGAAGCCGCAGGCTCTACCGCGGTAGTTGGCTGATTAGGATCCGTATCCTCTGTGTCCGCGGTTGATGGTCCCGTAACGACCGGAACGACCGGATCAATTGGAGACACCGCACCTGGAGACACCGCACCTGGATTACAAAGCGCTGGGTCAGGTGGCACCTCATATGGGCCAGCCGCTGACATCCGGATCTCAGGCTGCACCTTATATGGCCCGGCTGCTGACATCCGCCAGCCGGGTGGCAGCTCCGGTTCACTTCCTTCCCCGGCATATGGATCATATGGCCCGGCCGCTGACATCAGCCAGCCAGGTGGCAGCTCCGGGTCACCGCCATTCACGGAATATGGATCATCTATTGGCATTATGCTGTTATACTAGATACGGTAGTATATGGTTTATCTGGCAATGTGCATAAACTTGGAGTTAATACGGTTTCTGTGAGTACTTCACTTCCTTCATAACCTTCAACGTGAAAATCTCTCAGAAAGAAGTCTTTCGCGCTTAGTGAATATCCACCTGCAGCTGCAGGTGTAGTTGAAGAAATTGGAGTGCTAAATGCAAATCCACAATAGATATTATCTAAATTAGATAACGTACTATATCTAGACCCCATGTCAATTGCTGTTAGCAGAGTATACGTAGTGGTATTACTATCTCTTGAATCAATATATAGTGTTCTGCCCAAATTAACATATCTAAATCGTAATGTTCTATATGTATCAGTAGATATAGTACTAAAACTAGTAGATATAGAAGATAAATGATTATAAGCCAATACATTATGTAAATAGTCACGAACTACAATTGACTCTCTTAATAGCTGATTCGGCTTTACACCTGGACGATCGTCTCTCCCAGTTAATGCATAACGCCCGGTTGAATCAAAACCAACCTTTACTAACATACCGCTTAATACAGCACCTTCTAGAAGAACTGTAGAATCGCCTTCAGTCTTTAATACTTCTGGTGTTTCCGTTAATAACGCATGCGCAGATAATACAAATTCAGGGTCCTGATCACCGAGATATTGCCCAGGTAGAGTAGATATTGGTTGTACGAGATTTGTTAAAAAGGTTGAAAATCCTAGTTCATAGTTATGAAATTGAGCTGTTGAGCCAAAACTTGTACTAGGTAATTTATACTGAAAGGACCACGTAATATCATAATTCGAATTAAACGCTTTTTTAGACTCAACAAACGTATAATACCTTGCTAAAGAAGGTAATGATATATCAGACGGAAATCCTGCTAATGCTGCCATATATATATTTAATTACTCATTCCTATATAAAAAGACAGGTTAGAGAATTTGTTTTCTTAATCTGCGTCTTGAATGCTAAATCATATCCAAGTTTCCCTAATTCTATGTATAAAGTCTTAAAATGTTTAAAAGGGACATTAAGAAGAACACTATCCAACTCGCTATCATATATAACGTAGTCGGAAAACTCTTCACAGAGTGCACCAGCTCTGCAAAAACTTGCATTCATACAAGTATTTATTCATTATCGAATACTTGTATAATTTTATTAATTTTTTGAATTAAAATAGAATTATCTGCCAGTAGTTGTTCTTGTTGTGCTGTAAAAGACGTGCAGTTAGTTAATATCTGTTTTAATGAAACAAAATCTTCAAAATCTAGACCTTCAACTATAACCTCTTCCATACTGTAGTTATATTATTAGTACTATAAAGCAACTAGTTCCATTCAAACACTACAATTCCAGTGGTAGGTACAGGCCCGGATGGTTTTTTACTATGTGATCCTTGACCACCGCCATATGCTGGACTGTTACCGTAAAAACCTGAACCACCCACTCCTTCTTCTTCGCCACTATCGTCTGTATCTACATAACCGACGCCACCTACTAACGATATTGTTTCTGTTGGTAAATAAAGACTGTCAGCAATAACCGGTGTAGGTGCAGTAGTTGAATTGTACAAACCACCTTTAGCTCTAACTAATGGCGCTGTCGGATATCCGCCGGGTTCGTATATATAACTAGACTTTCCACTAGTAAACCCTACCGGTGGAGCACCTACAACAACTGGGAATTGTGTACCTGGAGGTGCAGAGAGATAGCCAATTGCTGTTGATCCAGCATTACCACTTCTGCCTTTTCCAGGAGAGCCAGATCCAGTTACATAAAACTTAACGTACGAAATGCCATTTGGCATTGTAAATGTATGTGTTACACCTTCTGCATTAAAAATTCGAATTCCGGGCTGAGGTCTTGTTATTTGTATTGTACCGCTAAGTGGGTTAAAAGAAGCATCAGTTTTATTTTCCGTTACACCTGATCCTGATGTAATAGTCGCAGATAGGTTTTTCCCGACAGTTAATGTAGGGCTAGTTACACCTCCAAAGGCTTTAATAATAAACGACATTCCTATAGCAGAAACACCAGGGCTGCTTGAATGAGCTGTTGTTACCCCTACTAATGTACTGTTAGCAGGCGATGATCCCTCCATCCATCCATATAATGCAGTACTACTCAGATTTGGAAGAGTAAATGTATTGGCAGAAAAATCTCTTCCATATTTGCCGCCTGTTGCAGTAAGAAGTTCTGAATACGTTACAGCATCAACAGCCTGCCCATTACAATTTAACCAACCATACGGCGCAGCTGATATCGGACACGCATACGGCATAATAGTTCCAATTGGAACCAAAGCCGCTGTAGTTGGAGCTACCGGTGAATATACTATTTGAGGTACTTGCCAAGCAAGTTGAGCCTGCCCTGCGCCATCCGTTGAACTGTAACCTAGGAATGTTTTAGCTTGCGGTGATGTTGCTGGAAAAGTATAATCGATTGAGTTAACTTTTAACTTTGATGGTAACGAAAGATAACTGGTAAGACCTGAGTCCCTTTGAATTATACCGTCTATGCTAATTCTAGAACTTAATGCTACCTTATTAGACCCATCAAGAGTTAATGAGCTTCCTAATGCATTAGTAGATATATTTCCTGCGGATAATGTACCAACAGTAATTTGATTAGCCGCGTTAATACTAATTGTTGTATCTCCGGCGCTTATTAAATTCGATACTGTTACCCAGTCTGAAGCTGCAGCTCCTGTACCGGTAACACATACTTTTATTTCATGGTTATCTGAATCATAACCATAGTCTCCAGTTAATACAGGTGCTAAAGTAGTTAAATTAGCTGCTCGCCCGGCCCACTTGTTTCCAACAATTACCCCACCTTTTGTTGTACCATCACCGACAAATAATCTCACCGTATCAGTCGTCATCCCAAGCTCACCAGTCTCGAGGGTAATTTGTTGTCGATCATAATTAGTCCCTCTCCTAACAAGGAGCTTTAACAAGGTATTTTCTAAAATTTCTATGGCCATATGTTTTAATATTTAGTAGCTAAAAACAGGTATTGCAAATCTATCAAACGTTTCAGTACTCTCTTCACTTCGTACGTCGCCGGATAACGCCATTGTAATAAATCCTGCAGAACTTAATTTAATATTATTTCCGGCTGAAGTTAGTCCTTCACATATTTGCTGTGAATATTTACCACCGAAATTATTTTCAACCTGGTTAGGAGCTCCATTAAAGATATTTAAAACAGGATCTTCAGCGTATTTTATAATAAAGTTAACACCTGAAGCACTTAAAGTTGTGCCTGGTGTTGGACCAGATAGACTACCATCAGTAGCACTTAAATATAAGGTTTGTGTACCGGTTGTAATAGCGCCGTTAGCACCATATAATAAAACATCACCACCGGTGAGGTTTGGTACTTTAAAGTCGGTCATATTTGCACCGCCGTAAGTAGTTCCGATCTTATCAAATAATTGTCTATATTCCGGTCGAGCTGTTGCGTTAAGACTGTGTCCGTTGCATAATAAATACCCAGCTGGGGGGAGTGTAAACGCTTGTGCATGTGGTAGTATCGAACCGATCGGAACACCGTCACCCGCTCCACTACCTGAAAGACCGGTAGCAGTAATGACATCAAATACAGAGCTTTTAATTTCAGTAATTAATCCTTTGTTCGTGTCTAAGAAAGGCATCTCCATAAAGGCAGATGTAGCTCCATTTAATGTTACTGTACCGTTGTCATTTGTAATAAGTGCACCATCAACTGACTGTAATACAGCTTCTAATTTATTTGTTGCTGTGTTTACTTGTAATCCGCCGCCTAACCTACCATCTGTTGTTGAGGTACCATCTCCAGGTCCGGCCCATGATGAAATACTAACATTCATCGCCCCAACATCTTTGAGCTCTAATTTATTATTAGTATCAAATTTAAATTGCTGCTCATTAATACTTAAAGCTAATTCTTCACCATCCCCACCCTTTAATCCGCTAGATGCTGGAAATAAGGCCTTTATCTCTCTTTTAGTTATAGAGTTTTGCTTTGGTGTTAATCTCCCGTCTTTACCAGGCGCGCTAGATAACTGTAAATAATCAGTGTTAAATGCAACATTTACATTACCATTAACAGCAGATAATAGAGCATCCCCAAAAAACGTTCCACCTAAATATTCTGCATCAATTGCGTTTTTTGATAGCGTAAGCTTATTATTGGTATCAAATTCGAGGAATGCACCATCTGGAACTGATCCTATATAACTCCACCCTGATAAAGTGTTTGTATATGCCCTCCCGGTTGCCGATGCGCCGGAGAGTATATATAGCTTGTTTTTCGCGTAACCAATATCACCAACCTGTAAATATGGTGACTCACTAACCGCTGGGCCTAAACTAGCATCAGCAGCAAAAGGACCCACATTTACGTTACCAGCTACCTTACCACCGTAAGTAGCCCCATCACCGACAAATAGTCTTTTTGAATCTAGGGTATAACCTACTTCACCTTGATCCAATACGATCTCCTTTCGTTGGTCATCAGTACCTCTCCTAACTTTTAATTTTACTATAGTAATATTTGCCATAATTTTATGCTATTCGTCGCCATACGTACGCACCATACGACGGCGGAATGTTATTGTGTTTTGTTCCATCACCTACAGCTGTAGACGGCTTAATATTAGATGCTCCTTCATTTACAACTACTTGTTCATCTCCTTTTGTTACCACTGTTGCTGAACTTTCATTAGTAGCTAATTCCCCAGCTGTAGCCTGGCCTAAATCAACAGCACCTAACTCCCTACAAAATGTATATGCATCAAAATCCCATTGCGCTCCAGCCCCTCCAGGAAATTCACTTGCCACAAACCGTGTTTCACCGTTCCATAATCCAATCATTTCCTTATAACCATAATCCGGATTTTCTAGGTACGCGGCCCTTTGAATTGCAGAATAAGTAGCAGCAGATCCTAGTAAGAAATTAAGATCTAATGTTCTTCTTATAACATCCTGTGGGTCGCTAGGGTTATTTGTTCTGTTTCCAAAATCGTTATTCCAATTCCATCCACTAGCAGCTCCAAGTTGATTTCTTCGCCTCTGCTGCTGTGCCCATGCTTGTGTTGAATTTGTTGTACCAGCGCCAGTAGCAACAAAAACTTGCCCGTTACCTACATTAGAACCGGTCGCGACAAAAACATCATCAGCTCCAACATTAGTGTCGTGCCTATGCGGCGGTAAGTTTGCAATAGTAAGTTCTGTCATATACTCACCAGCTAGATTTCCAGATTCTTCTGTGTTTTCGTAATCAGTACAAAATTTTCTAAAATCGTTATTTTTATCCGTAAAATCTCCAACACCTACTAAAAATCTACCCTGTGCAATTTGCTCCCAAGTAGTCCCTGCTATTCTTGTTTGTGGGTTAACGTTATCTAGAGTTAATTGTATACACCCGACAGGAAAAAATGCTGTTAACCATTCTGTAGGGTTTTCAGCAAACCCTTCCGGGTATATGTAATTATTAATTACTACTCTATTACCACTTAATTGTAACCCGGTAGAATTACCAGCTCCATCAAACACTTGATTTAACGAGTCTCCTAGCTCTGACCCACTTAAATGGAGCAAAGAAGTATAAAAATCAGATATAAATTGATTTGTTAAACTCTCCGGCATATTACTATTATTTATGTCACAATTTGAAAATACTATCCAATGTTGACATTTCCTTCCGTTTGACCGTATATTATACCACCAACAATTCTAACACCACTACCGCCTCTAACTCTTATTGAATAACCGCCTTTGCCGCCTTTATAAGTATCCCCGGATTGCGTTGTAGACCCGCCTGGCGCGCCCCAACCGCCGCCACCTGCACTAAATCTATTATACCAGCGACGGTTTGCGATTGAAGGGTAGCCCGATCCAGACCTATTTGTTGTTTGTACAGGGTATTTTTGAAAAACACCAGGTAGGCTTCCAGATCCACCTCTAACGAGTCCAGATCTATGATTATAGCCATCCCATCCCGTGGGTGATACATATGAAATGCCGTTATATATTAAATCGCTTCCACCACCCGGTTTATTAATTCGAGCGGCGACATAAGGTAAACCTGGCGCGCCACCTACTATGCCGTTTGCTCTCCAGTGAGGCCCTACATGAAACCGCGGCCCGCGGCCGAAGAAATTGCCATATTTTCTATTTGACGTTAGCGTATACCCAGAGAGCCACCCGTAGTATGGCTCACTACGATTATAAGCTGTAATATATGTTTCAATACAACGTCTACTCAGGCGTCTTCCAGTACATGCTATATCTACCGATCCATTTTCACCTGGAGGTATATTACTCCACGCCGGCCCGCTTTCACGACCTTCTTTTAAATTACCACTTAAATCTAGTGCACCAAATTCAGCACCAAAAATACCGCCTGTCCCTCCACCATATGCTGTAGGTGTTAGTATGCGACCCCCACCGCCTCCAGTGCCTTGAGGATTTACCCCTCTCCACTCCCTACCACCAGCTCCGGAGCCACCAGCTTCACCACCAATTCCAGGTAATAGTACGTAAAGTGGTCCCCACCCAACAGTAACAATATCACCAGCTCGTTTAAATTGTTGTAAAGAATGCGCACTAACAACTGGGCTAAAGAAACGACCAGCGCCGCCGGGTTCACCCGGAGCGCCGCCTGCGCCACCGCCGGCCGTAGTTGGTGCATTGACCTCTTTCCATCTATCAACAACACCTAAATGCCCATCACCATCGTTAGTATAAAGAGATCGACCTATACCGTGGATTGGGCTAGTACCGCCCCAGCCTCCACCGGCCCCTCCTCCTCCACCAGACTTATCTCCATCATATGCGCTTGCTCCGCCTCCTCCACCACCACTTATACCACCTTGTGTGTTGTCAATTATAATTTCAGAATTACCAGTAACCAGTATAGCATCTCCACCATCTTGTCCAGATCGATTAATACTCCAATAGCTACCTCCATTACCACCTCTACCCATAATGAACCCTTTATTTATTAACTCTAAACCACCAGGAAAATGATCTACGATCATTGCTGGTACCTTATCGTCACTTGGGTCGTCTGAATATATATAAACACCATTATCGATAATTACTCTACATTTAGACTGCCCATCCCACCCGTTATCTGTAGCCCACTTATTTAAATTAAATACCTTATTTTTAGTAGATATTTTGTTACTAGAAATAGTTAACTGATATGGTAGATTATCACCCGGTCTTTGGTCTGGTGATAAATTATCATGATAATTAAGAGGTACACGTTTCCAAAAGTAAACCGGGAAATTAGGTGGTATATTATTATGTCTTACAGATTGACCAGTAGTTGTCGATTGTACAACTTTTGAACTAGGTACTAAACCGTAATATAAATTCTCACCGGCTACTGCTTGCCCTACCGTGGCGTTTAACTCTTTTAATCGGTTAACCCCATCAAGAGCTTTAGCTGCCTCATCCAGTCCTAATATATCGATAATAAAATCACGCGCTTTAATTAATTCTCTATCCGGAAACCTACCTGGATGGACTCTATCTGAGGATCTTGGGTCATAAAAAGACCGGTCTATGTAGTATTCTACGCCATTGTATTCCCATTTTACACCAACCGGTCTAGGACTAGATCCAATAAATTTACCAGACACATTTAAAATACCACCCCACCCTGGGCCTCCAGCGGCCGGTGGAGCCCATCCTGCTAAAGTTTGATTTCCAAACCTAGGATTAAAATCAGCATCAGTATATACTTTACCGGTTTTATGATTTTCTCTAATTATAAAATCTCTGTAGTGTTCAGTATCACCGTATGCAGTATTGTATTGAAACGCTTCAATTACATTACTATCTAAGTACCGCTGGTCATCTGTTACTAGCTGCTGCGGGTTTAAAGTGTCACCAAAATAAAATATAAATGCTACATTCGTTCCTTCGCCCTGACTTTGCTCTGGTACTGCCTCTGTTTTAATATCAGTTGTGTGAGTATGCGTAGGTAGGTCTTCAGCATCAACACCAGCTCTAAATTCACCAGCTAGATCTCCGTTTTCTAATCCTGCACCTGTTCTTTCTTTATTACCAGCAGTAAAAGTAAAACTATTATTATTTTTATCAGTACCGGTTCCTACACCAACAGGAAATAACCCTTGTGACTCTAAAACCCACTTTGTTCCTGCTATTTTAATTCCAGGGTTTTTAAAATCAGTAGTTAGGATTATACTATTAATTGGAAAAAAAGCATCTAACCACTCTTTTTGATATGACCAACCTTCAGGTTTGATATAGTTATTCACTACAACCCTATCACCGAGAGAGCTTAAAGATAGACCAGTTGTGCCCCCGGCGCCATCATATATTTGAGCTACACCAGGCTCTGGTGTAAACACATTATAAGGACCTGCTGTGGACCATAGCTCTGTTACAGTATTAGTTAACCAAGAAGCAATACTACCACCACTTACATGTAAAAGTGATGTGTATTGATCTGCTATACGTTGTTGTGAAAGACTGTCCGACATACTTATATATTTATTTTAGTAATCCAGACCTCCACCGTCTGGGTTTAGTTCTTCAAATTCAGCGTCTCCTAAGACAATATTACCGAAAAAATCATCATCTGGTGAAGCTTCTAACTCATGTGATGTGTCTGTTATACTGTTTAAAACTTCTTGTTGTAAGTTAAATAACTGATCTATTACACGTGCTACAACGCTATAATCCACTGCTTCATTTTCATGAAACTCCATGTCTCTAAAATTAATATCTGTACCTTTATAAGTGGTGTAATCTCTTAATACAGGTATACCATCAGAGACGGTTTCAGCAGGTATAACACTAAGATTTAAAAATATTTTTACTGTATCTTTAATAATATTTTGAATTTCACTATTTAAAGAGCTTCCTAAACTAGATTCACAACTAGTTATTTTTTCATATAAATTCTCAAGATCTAAGGGCACGAAGTTTTGATACAGTAAGTTACTTTCTTTAAACAAGTATATACGACCAATAGTATGCAGTAAGAAAAATAAGTCTGTTTCATTCTTAGCAACGAGGTAATTTATATAATTAAAATAGTTAGATCTTAATGTATTTGAATTAAACTTTTTCTGTATCAAATTAAATCTCTCACCTGTATTATCAAAATACATATCAGGTAAATAAAGCAAATTTTCAGGTGAAGCAAACCCAGCAACCTGCGTTGGATTTGATATAAATCTAGTCGAAATAAACCCCTTATCGTTTAATATAAACATATTAGAGTCGTTTTGCGAAAAATATACATCTATATCTTCTTCCCTCGCCGCAAAACCGTAGTTAGGCCTATACCGGCGGACGATTTTTGGCTTTAATTTAGGTCCTAAGTTAGTTATATTTTCTGCATTAATATGGTATAATAAAAATACATTAGAATTCCCATCCGAAACACTGTTAATCTTTTCTGGGTCATTATTAGCCAATCCACCGGCATTTGGATCTATATCTTGAACAGCCATCTCACCGGCTCCTGGTTCTGTTAAGATCAATATAGAATCATCCGTATCTCTTATATCAAATGCAATTATTTCCTCGTCAGCGTCTATCGTTGTTATAGTTTTAATTAATTTATTCGAATATTTGTTTCTAATAGCAATATAAGATATGGTTTCAGTTTTATCTGATAAACTGTTAATTTCTTCTTCACTTAAAATATCTTCATCAAAAGTTCGAACACCACGAACAGGGGGCAGCTCTTCTATTTCAACACCAGGTCTTGGAGCCCCGAGAGGTATTATTTCATTATATCGATACCCTAATAAATCCTTACCTATCTTTACTACCTCGTCTATAATTTGCTCTTGTATTTCAATCCTGTCAACCAGTTTTAATTTTTTACAAGGATTAACAAAACTATTATCATATAAATTAAGCTGTATTTCATTCGTACCAGCAGACAAGCTATAAAGTATATCGGTTGAATTATCGTATGTGAATCTAGTAGAACCTTTAAATAAACTTTCCCCGGTATCCTCATCCGGTGTAATAGGTATAAAATTACTATTTTTTACAAAACTTCCAGAGAACGTGTGAGCAGCTGTTGGTGTGGTAGTAAAATAAAAATATGTCTCATCATCGTACACAAATAAAGTGCTATCAATTGTGTCATCCAATACATTAATACCGGGTACCTTATCGATAAAGCTAAAAGGATCTATTTGAATGGGAAATAGATTATCTTTAGCCATTTTTGTGTCATCATTTCGTATATCAAACTGACCACTAGATAGCCCTAAAAAATATGCATTTCCATCTGATGCAGAATTTTTGAAATTTAATAAATCCGTATTTGAGGTAATATTTAATGCATATAAATTTAAATTGTTTTGATTTAGTATGCCTAAGTTGGTTTCAATAAAAGACTGATCGACAACACTTCTAGGTGAAACAACAGGCTTTGTTAGTATATTAGACTCAACAATTGGTGTTGCTGTTCTATCAAATTCTAACTTCTCTAGTACACAGTTAGCATAAAAAGTATCTGATGATTTTAAAATCTTTGAAGATGTTGAGAAAGTTTTACCGGTGTAAGCAACACCGTCTCTTACATTGACAAACCCAGAGTAGGGAATCCCGCTTAAAGTAAACGAACCAGTAGTGGTGTATTTAAAGTATTCAATCATTTCTTGTAATCTATAAAATTGATATCGCTAATGTTTGCTGTCTTAGGTATTGAATTAGGTATATTAGATAAAATAATATTTCTAACCTCATCTCGGATACTTTCATTAGTTATATTTAAATTCTTAACGTTAATATCAACAACATTACTCTTATGCTTTAGATTTGTGTTAATAGAGTTAACTAACGTTATAGTATCTGTTAAGTTTCTCATACCACATGGTAATGATATTGTAATGTCTTGCACATTATTTAAATTAGAACTAAACAAAAATGCTAATTGTTCATTTTCACTTAAAGGCTCTAGAGCTAAATATAAATTATCAATAGCAACCGTATCCTCTTGATCAAGAGCCGCATTTCGTAGTACTTCTATTTTTTGCTGCACATTGTCAGCGTCGATGTAATATACAAATATATCACCGAAAAGAAGTCTTTTAGTGTACATCTGATATGCGTTAATTTCAAATTCATAGAATTTAATTGAATTTAAATATACCTTACCAATTCCTTGGACAGCATCAAAAGATAAAAATACATTATTCTTTTCAAATAAATCGATTTCAAAATTGTACTCAAATGTTGTTTTAGCTATTCTTGCTGATAAGCTGAGACCCTCTGTGCTGCTATCAAAAAATCTATATATAAATTTACATTTTTTTCCATTTTTTTCAAATCTAATGCCGCCATGAACAGCGTTATATTCTGACTCTATATGAAAATCATCAGTATCGTTTTGTATAGTAAATCCTAATCCAAACCCACCATTTTTATTAATGGTTGAAAAGTAATTATTTATTTTCCTATTTATTGATGACGTATCACAAAAGTTTGTAGGTGATTTTGCCACAAAATCATCTTTTGATATTCTAACATACTTATACCTCTTTGAAGGTTCAAAAACTAAGTCACTCTTTTTATCAAAATAAAACTTTTTAGTTACAGAAGTCTTTAAACTCGAGTTAGTCATTATTAAATTCTCCACCGTACCATCATAGGTAACATTAAACGCTGGAACCCCGTTAAGAGCATTTTCCTTTGTAGTAACATCCGGGTAAAAATATCTATCAACCCACGTTCCACGCTCACCTATGCCACCGGACAACCAAGTACAGAGATAAGTTACATTTTCACTCTTAACAGTGTTATCATCTAAGTTATATACCCTGTCCGCTAAATCCGGTGTTTTAAATGCAAATGACCCGCAATCTGCAAACTTAGTATCGTTAATGTTTATTTTATCAAAAGGTTGAAGTGATGAAGGTGTCGTAAAGTATGTAGTACCTGGTGTTATAACCAAATCGTAGTTATTGTATACATAGTTTAATGCTAGCGTTTCATTCTCTTCACTATCCACATCGGTAAAGATACTTGTATATGTTCTTAAATCTTGTGAAAAAATAGTTGTTTCAGATGTGGATAATAAATTATTTGAAGAGGTAAACGAATCTTGTGTATTAACTATATTCTTTAGATTGAGAAAATTAAACACTAGTGAATCACTATTACTTGAGCTGTAAAGCAGGTAATTTGATGGGAGGTTAAAATCACTATTACTATCTTTTACTTTACCGGTATCATCATATGTAATATATGAAGCATTATATGGTGATGGTACAGATAAATTTAACTCTTGATCAATTTTTATATTATATGAATTAATAAAAAATGCGTTGTATCTATTAGCTGGATCGAGATATGTTGCTACTACTTCTACACCGTTACTATTAATAGCATACTGATTTTTTGTAGCATCGACCTGTTTTGTGGAATACAGGTTGATGTAACTGGTATTCAGGTACTTTGATAAATTATAATTTAAATTAAACCCGGATAGGGGTAATTGACTCTCAGCAACAAATAGTACGTTACGTGTCTCTGTAAACTCAGTACCGTCCTCTACTACAAGGTAATATTTAAAGTTATTTTTGCGAGTAGCTACCCTACATGTAAAACTATCTATCAGTTCAATCTCGAAAACATCACCACTTATTGGACTAATGTCAGCTGTTCCATAATTTACAGCTTCATAAATTTTATTTTCAAGTTTAAAGGTACTTAAAGAAGCAGCTTTAAATTTACAAAATGCAGTGCCACTAAACCCAAAATTTAATGAAGTTGAATATTTACCTGGTTTTATGTTTGGTGAATTGTATGTAGTTACATCATCTAGAAGAAAACTATCCGTAAGATAAAAATTAGTATAGTTTAGATTTTTAAAACTTTGTGAACCAGATAGTGCTTGAACAAAATTTATTTTAAACCCCCCGTTAAAAGTCCTAGGAAATTGATCTAATTCAATATTCATCGGGCAAAAGCTAGCCTCTGCTGAGCTAAGTGCACTTAGACTAGATTTTACTAAAGATCCCATTAACAATATTTATGCTGTGTCTTCTTTATAAGATTTGTTATTGACCACCTCCGCTGTCCGAAGCTGCACCAGCCCCGCCACTTGCCGGGTCTTCTTTATATATTTTATTATCTAATTGTACGAGGAAGTCATCTTTTTTAGTAAGTAAGGTAAATCGCGAAGTATTATATTTATCATTCAAAAGATCCACACCAACTAACTCCATATCCTCTACAGCTTGGTAATATCCTTCAGTTCGTATGTTCATCGGAGCGCTTAATGTTGTCGTTTCACCGGTAACATACCCAATGTTTATTTTTAACACAACATATTTTTTTAATGCATAACTAGAAGGTTCATATATATGATGGTAATTATCAGTTAGATATTTTGGTGCCACGCCTTTATTAATTTCAGGGTAAATAGAATCTTTTGTGTAATCACGAAAAACCGAAACATCTGGTTCTAACACTGCAGTACCATCACCCCAGTCGATTGCTAGATAGTTAGGAAAGGTACCGGTATAGACATCTACCAAATTTAATGCAAACTTTGTTACATCAAAGAGATCAATCGCTTCATAAACCTTTGATGCTCCGGTAGTGGTAGTGGATATAGAAAAAGTATGAGTGTTCATAGTATTAAAGCCGCAGCAGATAGAGGTGATGGTGATACATACGTCGCCGTTAATGATGGTATGGCTGAAGATAAAACAAAGTTCAAATTATTCAGATTGCGTGTGTTAGAGGCAGATTCCGCAAAAGTAAATGTAAACCTACTGTTGTTACAGACATAAACTTCAGAATTTAAAAATTTAATATCATCTACGTATTCAAATAGATAATTAAACAGCACCGGCCCTTTGTTTTGATCTTTTAGTATAACCCCCAAGTTAAATTGCTCGTTATCGCTACTATACGTTAACAAGGGCTTGCTACACTCTATATAAGCAGCATCGCCCCCTGTTAGATTTAAAAATGCAGCAGAAGACACTGCTGGGTTACCTGTTGTAGGAAATATTTGTACACTCTTATCATCGATGTAACTATACTTGTAAATTTCTGGGTAAAATCTATCTCCCTTATATCCTAGCTGGTCTCTCGCCATCCTACAGTAAAACACATCATCCTCTACCTTTAACCTATTACTTACTTTATCAAAAAAGTTTGTATTTATAGTGAGAGAATTAGTAAACGTTCCTGGGCTAACAAACCTTTCGTCTTTATATGAAGTTCGTTCAACAACTAAATAACCACTGGTTTCAATAAACAACGTGCTATAAAAAATATCAAAATTAGTTACCGCGGAAGAAAGTTCGTTACAAACTGCGGTGTTGTATTTTGTAGAGAGATATGATAACCACTCTGTAAGCTCTTTTACAGCAGGGGTATTCCACGCTGTATTTGTATTCTTTAAATAAATTTTGCCTAGGTGGTCTTGCTTATTAAAGAAGCTTTCTTTTGCTGATGTTACATTAGATATTGTAGTTTTAGAATCTACATTTGCGTTATACTCAAAACTCTCTTCATTAGGCGTGTAGTTAAATACTATATTATCTGTGAACCGCATTCCGTCATAGTTTTTAACATCATTTCCGGAATTACCAGAGCCACCAGATAATCGTACATCATAAGTAAAATTACCTGTTAAATCATCTGTCCATGTATCTGTAGGATCACATAATGCTGTGAATAAAGTTTTGCCGGAGTCGGCATCAACATTAAAGAGACCTATTCCGGCTTCTACTAAATCTGAAAAATAAAACTGGTCACTACTAGTTGCGTAGGCACTTAACTGAGAAATGTTTAAGTCTCCAACTCGAGTGGCACTTACAGGGTCTGTAAGAAACTCCGAATCAGAAAATTTAAAATACGCCCCTTCTTTAATATCTGCATCTAGAGTCATAGACTCAGGCCGCCCATAATCTACTTCTAGGTAGTTTGAAGGTTTTTGTAAAGTTTGATAGGGGTTAAAATACCTAGCGAATATATTATATGCAGAGGTGGGAAAGCTTAACCAAGTGCTTGGAGTATCAGGTAGTAAACCGGACGGGCCTCTACCGGTAAAACCATTAGTAAATGTTGATAGGCCCGATCTTATAGTTTCGGAATACGTTGTCGTATCAGTTGTTTTATAAACAAAATTATAGCCCTCGCCATACAGGTCATCAAAAAATTGATAACCGTTTAATAACAAGCTTTTTATTGTTTTCGGATTTTCTTGTACAATGTTACTTCTGTAATAATTGTAATCTTTTACTAAACCAAAGATATTTCCAAATAAATCCTTTTTACTATCATTTATATATCCTTGATCAAAAAGATAAGATAAGTCGGTGTTTAAATTCCTATCTTGTCCAATTTCAGAATTATAACCTATAAAAGCAGTACTATCTCTATCAGTATTAGGTTGATTAACTGCAATTCCTTTACTAGCATTATTAATTGATCTAGAGGTATCAATAATAAAAGTTAATACGTTTTCTGTATTTGTAAATAAATTTGGATCCGGAAATATATATAATTGGTTAGGCGGGTAGGTCTTTTTAGTAAAGAATTTTAACCGCCGGCCTTCAATAGTTACGATTGAAGAATTTTGTGGTCTAAAGAACCCTAAATCTCTCTCACTTACAACTTCACCAGAAAACACTGAAGCTGTAGAAGGGAAGTCTTGATTTAAAAAATTAGCATATGGTTTTTCTGCTTTAAATAAAATAGGAGGTAAATTATTTTCATCCAATTCTGGCTTTCCATTTTCATCTGTGGCTAGATAATAAAAATCAGCCCCCATAAATTTTTCTGTTAGCTTCCGCTTATTATTAAACAGAGAATCGTCTGTAACATTAAAATCTAAAGTCTTACGACCTTCTTTAAGTGTAATTAAATCCTCACCAACATTAGCAAAAACCTGAGTAATTAATGACTCATCATCAGTTAAAAATATATTATCTTTTGGTAACCCAGCCGGATCATAGCTTTTAAAGGTTTTACCGTAGTCGCCTGCTTTTGGAGACCTGTTAAAGTACTGTGAAAAATTATCAAAATACTCTGTTAGTGAGATTGATAAATCTCTTTTAATCTTTCCTATATCATAGTCTTTTGCAGCTGTGCTACGATTTTCGAGAAAGTTAATAACAAGATCTATAGCAGCGCGCTCTGCACCTAATGAACTACCCTTTACTTTAGCTTTTGTAGTAGCATAATGAAGAGTTTGGCGCTTTTTCTTATAGTATGAAATAATGTCTCTTATTTTACTACTATAAAAGGACATTGCGATCTCCATATCATATGGATCGGTAAAATCTAACTGTGTAAGAAACGTTCTTTCTGCATTAGTAGAAAAATTTAAAGTAATGTCTTTTAAAAAATCACGATACCGTTCGATAATTATATCCTTATTATCCTTAGCTTGATTATTCGTCTGAATATTCCACCTATTAAGATAGGTGTTATAAAAGTCTGTTAAAGTTTCTGGTTGGTAAGATTCACTTACCGTTTCAATAAACTGAACAAACGAAAATGGTGTAAATTTATCTAACGCATCATCATGTTTTACATTAGGATTAGTTATAGATAAATCTACTTCAGGAAAGCCTGTAACAATAGTATCCATTAAACATATTTATCTCTAGAACAGAGATAGACTACTAAATAAGGAGTTTCGAATCATAACATCAAATACGTTATTAGCTCCTTCGAGGGCGCTAAGCGGGGTATTATAATCTAATGTTGTTAATCCATTGGAATAGTCGATTAAACCACCCTCGATGGTGTTATCGTACGTTGCAGATAGACTATAAAATTTGTAAAACTTATCTACATCTGTAATACTAGCATAAGTTGCTGGTAATACTAAAGGCCACCCCCAATATGGGCCACCGCTAGTTGCAGGTGTCGCTGTAGTATTAAAATTACTAAGCATATAAGTCTGGAAATTACCAGATTTAGAATATGAAGCTCCACTTAATGCAGATATTGGCTGATAAGTATTCAGTCTTGTATATGTGTCACTAAACTTTTCATACGCTACAATGTCTGTGCCGGCAGACACTTCGTAAGTTGATGTATCAAGTAATGCACTTAGATTTTTTCCATAAGTTGTTTTTGTTGTATGTCCTTTGGGGTTGTAGTTTTCATCAAATTTATTTTGTGTACCTCTAAATTTGTTATAATTCATACTGAGCACACTCATTAGCCTATCCACTAATTCAGGTTGTTGAGCTAAAGATCGATCAAACACGATCCCTTCGTCATCGGTTAGATCAGCTAAATTAATAAGAGAATTAATATCACAATAATCTATATCGCTAGTGTTTGATGTAAAGTTTTGAATTCTTTCCCAAATCTTCTTTCCTAAAACAGTATAACTACTACTAACGTTACCAAATATAGTTCCAATAAAATCAGTAAATAAGATATCCTTATCTAATAAAATTTCCTGGAACCGTAAATCCTTTATTGTTTGTTCAAAATCAAATTCTTCATTTTGCTTATATGCTTCGTAATAGTTTTTTGGATAACAAGTAAAAGCTGTATAGCCGGTTACTGTATTAGTTGTAGAGGTCGCAGTATTTTCATACGGACATTTTGCACTAAGTGTTAAGTACGCAGGCTCAGCAGAAAGTGAAGCAAGAGTATTATCATTAAATGTTAAGAGACCTCTATACCAAAATGTTGTATCAAAAGAAGATAACGTAGCGCTTAAGCTTTGAATTGTATAATGTGATGCAGATACTTTAACACCACTTACACCCGGAATTATTTGTGGTGTTTTACCTGATAACAACGAAAAGGTTGGTGTTAAGTGACTAGACAAGGACTTCATTGTATAGTAATCCTGATTCTTTGGTGAAAGAATAAATGGTATACCCAATCCTTTGTACTGAACTGGAGATACAGCAAAGGTAGCTACACTGTCACCTTCTCCTGGAATACCATTTGAGGTGATTGCTATACTACTAAGAGTTTGAGCAGAAGTTGCGCCAACTAAAGATGATAGTGTAATAGTAAAGTTGTTGTTGTAGTTATTATTTTTATAACCAGTAGTGCTATTAGAGAATATATTATCTCTATCCTTAAAGAAAGATACGTTAATAGTGTTGTAAGGTGCTTTTTGTCCGTCAGTCTTAAAATATACTACTTGATCTCCCGAGCTTCCTACATTAATACTTGATATATGCGTGCTTAATGAGTTTACTATTGCAAACGCACTCGGGCCTTTACCACTAGTGTAATTATTACCACTTAACCGCACATATATGTTTGCAGAAGAAAGAGAAATCTTGTCTATATCCTCATACTCAAATCCAGATAGTGAAGGTATGTATTCTTTCTTATAAAATGAATTAAACTTTTTAAGATTATTAAACCTATTAGCATTTAAATTATAATAATTAGGTACATCACACCCAGACACCGAAAAATAAATATCTTGAAAATCTTGATAGAAGGGCGACTGTGAATTAATTGTTATAGCATTAGAAAATTCACCTGCTGATAAATTTAATATATTTGTCTTTACAGGGCCAGCGGTAACTGTAAAGGTGTTAGTTATGTAATCAAATATTTCAACATCTGTGCTATACGACGCTAATATTGAATTATTATTACAATCACGTAACACCATTCTGACATTGTATACCCCGGGGTATTCGTAAACGTGGTTACTGGTTAATGTATTACCATAAGTACCGTCGCCAAAGTCGAAAGTAGCCTTTAAGGTATTATATTGGGTTGTTACCGCCACACCGCCGAGAGAGCTAGGTATACGAGCCTTAAAAGTTAGCGGGGTAAAGGGTAGATTATAAGAAGATAACTTAGCTTCTCGCTTATAATCTTCTACGTCAAATGTCGCATAGTCTACTTTTATATTACTCATCTGTTATAACAATACGCTTAGCTACGGATAAGGGAGAGTATAGGTACGGAAATTTAAAAAACGGTAACGTTTTATCTTGATTTACTAACTCTATATCACTTTCAGGGTATTGAGGGTTAAATGATAAAAATGATACACCACCTGTGAATATTTCCCCAGTTAGCTCATTTCTAGTTTCTATTCGCTTTATACCTTCCAGTGAAAGAATATCATTAGCTAAATCTATTAATTTTAAATTCTCACCTAGATTGTTATTTTCCGGAATGAAAAAGTTTTTAATTATACTGGCAATTCGCGACTTTAACGTGTTTTTATTAATTTTGTTGTTTGTTTCTCTAACAGCGTATAACTTACTTTGATCTAGTATATCTAATGTTAAGTTAGAAGCATTACCTATACCTAACCCAAACGCCATATAGATAGGATCTCTAGGTACAACAGTATTAGATAACATCTTACGGTCCTGCGTTTGCGTTACAATATAATTTTTAAATGAATTACTCAAAAACGGAGGATAGGACTTATCTTCTGTGATTTTAAATTTAGGTACAACAAATACATTAATGTTATTAAAGTCACACGAATCTGCAAAATTCACTTGATTGATTATTACTCTATTTACCTTATTAGGGTCAACACATATATCATAAAAATATTGTATATATTCATTAATATAAGACGTGTTGCTAGCAACGCGCGTACTAGTGATCACGTTAGCTAAGTTTCTTTCTAGGAATGATTGATAGTCTTTTTCAGTAACCAGCCTCAATTGCGATGAAAACATTTTTGGAGCATTTTGTCTAATTTGGTCGACTGTTTCTTCTGTTGAAAGAGTAGAAGAATTGAGAGGGTTATTAAATGTAATCTTTGGACTGTTGGTAATATTTAGGAATGTTGTTTCGTCTTTATTCGGATATATGTCCTTAAATAATGCACGTTGCCTAGCCGAATCATAAACAAATAATTTATTACCATTAATTATGTTTTTACTAATAATGCCGGCAGTATTATCTGACAATATATAATCGATTGATACAATATCACTCTGCTCTAGCTTTTTACCAAATACACCATTTCCAAACTTTACTTCATAATGACCGTATTCATTTAATCTAATCTCACATACTCTATCAACCGCGCTTGATAGATACAAGCTTTCAACAATCTGGTATTCATAGTATGTTGAATTACTAGCCTCTTTGACATACACGCTTACAGTACCATCAGCAATAAATTTATCATCATTACTATCAACAATGTTATCTACAACAATTGGTAATATTTCAAATTCCTCGCCCTGGGCAGTATAATCTGGATACTCTTTAATGGTCCCTTGATACAAGATAGCTTCATCATTTACAGTTTGTAAAGTTTCTGTTTTGCCGGCAACATTTTTATTAAAGGATAAATCTTCATTAAAGTTATATTGAACACCGTCTGCTAAAAAATAAGAATATTTACGAATAGTATAATTACCGGTAGGTAAAGATGCTGATGCAACTGCGTTTATTGGAACAATAGAAGTTTGCTTACCAGCCGGCTTATAACCGATTAACTTTACAATTTTGTTCATGTTCTCATATAGAGTAGCTTGATCAAAATTTACTTCTGCAGCTGTATTGTTTAAATAGAACAAGAGAACATGATAAGAGTATGCAATTATATCAATTACGGCGGCTAAATTACTACCTTCATAATTTTGATCGGTGAACTTTTGATTTTCATCTAATCGATTAATAATATAATCTTTTAAACTTACTGCATCAAACGCGACATATGCGTCTTGTGGCAGATTAAAATCTAAAAACTTATTCGATGTTTCGTTTGTGTTTGTTGGCATGATATTATAATACGTAGTATCCGTTACTATTTAATAATGACTTAAGTGTTATCCCATATGCATTTAATGATGGTATGTTTATTTGTAAAGCTATGTAATATTCCTGCGCATCTGTAATAGCATCTACGTTAACCTTTTCAAGCTGTATACGTGGCTCTTGTTCAGGTAATTTAGTATCAATATCATACCTAATTTTATACGCAGTCGAGCTGTTGACAGGGTCAAACAGATATCTTCTTAAATCAATACCAAATTCAGGGTTTAATATTTTCTGTCCCGGTGACGTTAAAAACGCATTTATAATGCTATTTTTAATAGCTTGTAAATCATATGACCCTTGAATATCTTTTAAAACTACGTCTTTGTTTAGTTGTTTGTTATAATATACCTCGGGTACTAGATCTAAAAATAAATCCTTATACAGATAACCACCTTTAAGGGCCGCGTTATCTTTTTTATCTACCGAGACATCTGATATCTTTATAAGAGCCATTTATAATATTTAATACCCGAGTGGTAAATCGAGTTTAAGGAACTATAATATACTTATAGGTATGCGTGTTAAAGGTAAAGCAGATGTTGATGTGGAGATATCCACTAACGAACTAGTAACAGCTCTCAAAAATGAAGTTTATGCAACATTGGAGCTCCCAAATCCAGTAGAAGGACGAGTATTCGTTAAAGATGATTCCGGAACGACTGGATGGGCGATCCAAAGAACTGTACATACAACGCATTCTTTTGAACTCGAAGAGAATTTAGGACCTGCTGTAGAAGAGGATATTGAAGTGTTTACAGCATTTCATACAATAGCTGAGTTTCTTAAAGATTAAGTTACGCGATACTGTGTGATTATTTGCAAGCTTGCATAAATAATATTATGGCAGGTAAAAAGTTTGTTAATTTGCACGAGTCTTATATGAGAAGATACCAACGCGGAGGTTTTCTTGTAGGTGACGTTTTTAAATTTAATGACGATTATCAATCAACTGATTGTTATAAATCATTACCGAAAAATACAAAAGAGTTACTCACAAAAATGATCGATTCAGGGCTCCATATTAGAGTCGTTGGAATAAAAGATACAGAACCTACGCGGTACCCTGCTAGTTCGCAGCAATCATCTCTCGATGTAAATTTAGATATTGCACTCGATGAAGGAGGTGGGAGATATTCACATTATGTTACAGTTCCTGGTTTGTTAGGACAGTCTGTTGAATATTACCCTAACCTTCTGCCTATACCAGATGCTCTAAAGAGACCTAGTAATGTAAACATCAAACCGGAAGAGGTTGTAGAGGATGAGGAAATGCTTTCCAATAGATCTGATAGAGGTGGGACAGAGCCACATGAGCTCACACCAACAGAGAGATCTTTACCAAAGCAGAATACAGTAATTCCTAGTGATCCTGCTACCCCGTCGCCGGCGGTTACATCATACACAAACGAATATATGGCTGATCTTAAAAAAGCCTAAACGTCTCCGTTCTCGTCAATTTTTTGATCTTCGTAAAGACCTACTACCGTTCTGTAGTATTCCTGTTTGCAACACTCTAGCGCGCCAATCATTTCATTATAATTTGCGTAATTTTCTCCCTGTGATCTAATATAATTATCTATAAAAACAGTAATTACGTAATTTAACTCACCTGCGTTTTTAGGGACAAAATTCAATCCGTATACTTCAAGAGCACCATCCACTAGTTGTCTTTGTTCTGGTTTAATGTAGGGCATTTTCTAAATTTACTAAACATGCAAATGCATTAATTTCTTTATCTACAACAAACGCGCTCTTATAGAGATGGTCTGCGATAATAGCAATCGTTTCTTTCTTTTTAAGATCTTCGATATTTGAAGTATAGATAAAATCTAGATAATTAGCTAATAACGTGTCATAATCTCCTTGGAACCTATCTTCGTTTTCAATCAAATATCTCCTAGCTTCTAAACACTGCTTAGAGGCTATTTTTTTGTAAATCGTTTCGAGCAACTCGTTATCACTAACAACGCTAGTAATACACAGCTCTGAATCAATGACGTTTTTTTGGAGCTCGTTAATGGTTTTCCGTAAATCGGGGAAGTGACGCTTGACAAGCTGTACGAACTTTTTCTTTTGCTCTTCCGGTACTTTAATATTTTCATTTTTTAGAATGGTGTAACATCTTTTAACTGCTAATTCGATAACAGGTTTAAAAGTTAATGACTGACATCTGGACTGTACGGCTGGAATAATCTTATGCTTATAGTTCGCAGTAATAATAAACCTACAATACTTAGCATACGACTCCATTGTATTACGAAGCGCTGCTTGAGCTTGAGATGTTAGACCATCTCCCTCATCTAAAATTACGACCTTAACCTTACCATCGAAAGATTTAGTTTGTGCAAAATTAGTAATACTGTGTCGAATAGTATCGATACCAGACTCATCAGAAGCATTAATATAAAGGTAATTACACTTAAGAATGTCGTTAACAATAACTCTAGCAAGGGTGGTTTTACCAGTACCAGGATTACCAACAAAAAGAAGATTAGGTATTTCATTTTTAAACTCTTTAACTACGCGTAATGTCTCTTGATCTAAGATAACATCATCTAGCGTTTGCGGGCGATATTTTTCGACCCAAATTTTATCAAAATCAATCATAATTATTTACCAGATGAACCAAACCCCTTTTCCCCGCGTTTTGATTCCATAATATTACCTTCACTTACCTCGACATTATAATTTTTATACACAACAAATTGAGCAATGCGATCTCCGGATTTAACCTTATAATCCTTATCAGTATTATTATATAACTTAATCCCAGCATCTCCACGGTATCCTTGATCGATAATTCCAGGGTGCGGAATAATGCCATGTTTAAATCCAAGGCCTGAACGACCTTCCACCTTTATCCAAAACCCGTGATCAATGTATGCAAATTTTAACCCTACATCAACGACAGCAGAGCCGCGCGCTGGTATTAACCTATCTTCAACGGAAGTTACATCTAAACCAGTATCTGAATCATGATTTTTAGACGGAATAACTGCATTTTCATTAGTTTTCTTAAACCTTACAATCATATAACTATAATAAGGTATGTTGTAAAAAATTCAAGTGTAGATTAAATATAGATGTAATGGCTGATGAAGAGTTAGATGGAGCGGTGAATGATATTATTGCACAGATAAAAGGTAATAATAGTACCGTACGCGAAAAGCGCGAAGATATAACTATAGATAAAGACAATTTAGAAGAGTTTATTATGAACTCTTCTGGAAAGCTTGTTAAAAAGTCTTTAGAACTTGTTGATAATGTTAATGATTACATTTCAACAGCTCCGGAGAATAGAGATGTTGCAGCATTGGCAGAAGTAATTAAAGCAACTGCAGGGTCTATTGATACATTACAAAAGCTTCACAGTTCTAACGAGAGAAACGAAACACAAAAGGAAGTTAAGAAAATGGATGTTGAATCTAAAGAGAGGATAAACATTACAGATAATCAGACTAGAGTGCTTCTCTCTCGTGAAGATATTATGCAAGCATTGGTTGATAGGGACGATGACGTTATTGATGTTTAAAAATCAAGCGCGTCGTCGCAAGTGTCTTTATCGTCGCAGATATCTTTTCCTCTATCTAAATATTCTTGAAACTCTTCCATAGTACCGAACGGCATCCATACTGTTTCGCCAGTACTTGTAAGATGTGTATGTGCACCAGATAAAGATCCGTTCGTTAGATCTAAAGTCTTTTGCGCGGCACTTAAAGGGTTGGTAAACGTAGTAACATTCAACACACCCGGGAAAGTACCGAGACCTTCAATTACCGGATCAACTTGTGGCGACATTTGTGTACCTCCAATATTTGGATTCTCTCTCGGTTTCGACCCCGTTCCGCCCCGACCTGCAACTGTGTATAAATCAAACGAGCCTTCCCCGGTAGATATTGTAAGACCAAAATTTGGTATTGATGGACCGCAGCAACAACTACAACAAACCTCAACACATTCTTCTTCTAACTTTTCATTCCCTTGTTCGTCAAAGGCTTTTCTTAAGAGAAGGACAGATTTACAAACTGCTTCATTTTTTGTTTTTGATATATTTTGATTCGGGTCGAAAAAGTTTATATCTCTCTTGTAAGTAAATAATCTAAACGCATCCGGACCGAGGTAGCCCGCAACTAGTTGAATAATACTATTTGCAATGCCTTTTAATATGTTACCAAATTTAACATCCTTAATCATTAGATTACCACACGCAACTGGCCCTGAACAGTAATCCCCGTTATATTCATTATTGACACGCTCTATAGAACGCCTGTCTATATACGGGTATGCACCATCGCTATATATTGCGCTTTCAGAGTTATAGTTAAAAACATCAGCGCATGTTGTCTGACAGATATTAAGATTCCTTCGTAAAAAAGCCGGCGTCTTTTTATATAAATTTATCGATATGTCTTCAGATGCACCGACATACACCGGTACATTGGCGTTTTGTTGAGTTGTATTAGCTAAGCATGCTAAAGTGTCCGGGGAGGGAAAAAAGCAATTTTCTTTACGACCTTGACCTCTATAAGGATTTTGCGCATACTGTACAACATAGTTTGTAAACGGTCCGTTATAAAGCTGCCTTATATAGTATAAAGCTGACTGTTCATCAATTTCTGGATTACCACGTATAAGATCATCAACAAATATTTGCAGCTGTCTTAGCCCTAATTGATATACTCTTTTAAATGATTGACACAGCTGTTTATCCTTATTTGTAAACTTATACCCTAATATTGGTCCTCTATTTTGTCCCCTGCAATCCCGTTCTACAAGGGAATCAAATTGATCTTTAGTTAATTCTAAAGCTCTTAATGTTTCGATACTTTTGTTACATATAGCCATTTTAAGTGTCTTCTATTTTAGAGTCGGGCCCCACAAATGTTTTAACACATGAGATTACGTTAAAATACTTATCTTTTGTAAACAGGTGTCTTACCTTAGTTACAAACCACCTACCTAATAATTTTTTGTCTGCAATTTCTTCTTTTTTGTTTCTCTTAAATACATCTATAAACTTACCAGCCTTTCTAGCTGTATCGCCAATATTATCAATAGCTAGCTGGAGGTTAAAAAAGGTTAAGTTAGAAACCATTTGAGCTTTTGCTATATTTCTTACATGCTCTTTTTTATATGGCAGAATAAAGGGCTTAAAAATATTACTCTTTGCTTCATTTAATGGTAGGAAGGGCTTTGGCACCCCTCCAACACATTTAAAGACTTCGACAAACGACTTTGCCCATGCATCCTTAATAGTTTTAATTGTCATTAATTCTTTAACTTCTATCCCCAGGTATTGGTTAGTTGTAGCTACTGAATAATTTGTAAAGAACTCGTTACTCCATGTTACCATCGGGGTGGTAAAGTTTGTATTCTTTAACGCGTTAGTGTATTTATTAACCAGAACGCCCTCATCTATAGGGTTACTTTTAACTGTGCCGACATTCTCGACATTAGTCAAATCTCCAACACCAAATGCCTCTTGCGTCAACTCTGAGTTTTCACCAAATATTTTACTTATGGGTCGTAGTTGATATTTTTTATTTACCCTGTTAAAAGTAAGCATTCCTTGACAAGCTAGATCACCATCGAGAAAATAATACAACCTAAGCAAATACTTGATTAGATCTGAATACCTAAATGATATTGGTGGGATAATATATTCCGGAAAGTTATCTATCACCATGTCACCTGGCTCCCAGTTCTCATAGTCAATGCAATCAGGTCCAATAACTTCTTCTAATATTTCTTGAATGATAGTACCGATAGCAACATGCAGGCCACCGCGCCCGCCGCCGCCATATCTTTTACCATATGGAATTTGTTCATTTAACTTAAAATAGTTTTCTTCAATTAAAGTATACGTTTTAAAGTTATTAGTTCTATCTGTTTTAGATACACTATTACTCTCATTAGC